CCCGCCGCTGTTCTTGTTCATCCCATACGTCGCGAGCTCTCAGCATTGCTACTTATTATGAAATAAGAATGTCTATTCTCTTTCGGAAACTTGCACTTGGAGGAGGAGGTGTAAAAGGAATTTTGCATATAGGAGCCTTGCAAGAACTGGCAAAACACCAGCCTCTCCACTTTCCTGACGGAGTATATGGATCATCTATCGGATCCATCCTTGCCGCATATGTCGCATTTGGACTTCCGGTTGACAAAATGATTCCGCTGGTTCACAAATATTTGAAAGTAGAAACGATTGCGCCAACTCCAAATTTTAATCATTTGATGAACAGTTTTTCAACAAAAGGAATCTTCACAATGGATATGTTTGAATCCACTTTGAAGAACATGTTTTTGGACGCAGGTCTGGACATTTCAGACAAAAAATTGAAAGACGCAAATATGCCTCTCTACATCGTGAGCTCCAATATCAGTAAACGCGTTCCATCTATTTTGTGTGGAAATATTCCAGTCGTGGATGCTCTCAAATGTTCTTGCTGTATCCCTGCTCTTTTCAAACCTCAGCAATTGTATGGACAATTTTATGTGGATGGAGACATTTTTAGTCCGTGCATTTCAAATGTTGTAGATATTGACGAGTCAACTCTTGTTATATCCTTGCTGAAGCAACCTGGAGTTCCCGTGACTCCAAAAAATGTAGAAAAAAGATCACCTCTTGACTATGCAGGGAGTCTGTATCTCATGGTTATGGTACAGCTCTATAAAGCACAAACAAAGCCGGGAGCTCTTCATTTGAAATATCCTGGATTATACAGCATGTCAACTCTTGAAGATCTTGACGTAGAAGCAATTTGTAAGCATGCAGAAGCCGAATTACGAACTTTCATTGCCAAGCGCAGAAATCAGGAACGCGCGGAAGGCAGCCGGTGAAGGTTTGCCAACCATTTCGTAAACCTTTTCTGTTGTGTGAAGTTTGAATGTGGGATACTGACGAACTTGATAGAGAGCTGCCCGTCCCTTTTCAGCATCTGCATCTATCTCTTCAAACGTTATAGTTTTACCTCCATACGTTTTGGGAGTATTCTTCATCATTTGCTTAAAAGAAGACCAGGGTCCTTCTGCTTTCTGAGAATATGGGCACCACTCCGTATAGAAAAACATAAACTTTGCGGTAGACGAATTAACTGTTGGTGCGGTCGGAGGAGGATCCTGAACGATCATCCTCCCGCCTGGCCAAATGCCCGTTAACGATCTGTATCCAACAATGCTTATAATAACTACCAGCAGAGCGATCACAATTTCAAGAATCATCTTCTTTACGAAACGAGGGATATAAAACTTTCACATTTTCTTGTTCGCGTTTGAACCACGCACGGTACGCTTCTTCTTTGGCAACGAGTGGTTCTCGGATAAGATGCCACGAAATTTGGAATGTTTGGCGCTCCGGCTCATAGGGTTTGGGGACGATTTTATACCACTTTCCTTTGTAGCGGACGGCTTGCATTTTGTAAAACAGTTGTACTTCTGCCAAAATAGCTTCCATTTTGAAGGTGGACAACTCAGCTTTGCCCACTCATCAATTGTGTAGGAATCATTCATAGATGAATTACAGCGTGAACAGATAGGTCTCAAATTGAGGAGATCCGTTGCTCCACCTTTACTTTCTGGGACATTATGCCCACACTGAAAGTCAAAAACAGTTATACGATTTTTACACCAAGAAATATGACACTTTGAATCATATTTCTTGCCGATATGTGTTAACCAAACTTGCTCACGAAGAGCTTTGGGAATCTTATCTTTCATTGTGTGTACTGGTTTCAAACTGTTTAAGCAGGGAAGCCGACGAGGCCCGCGCCGATACCGAAGCCCGCACCCGTGCGCGCAGACGCACCAACAGAGGGAGCATAGATATCAAGAATCGCGAACGTGGCGAGGGCGACAAGCGCGATCATGCCAATTTCGGACATACGAAGAGACTTGCCGGGGAGCATGTACGCGGCAATGGCAACAGCAAGACCTTCCAGTGCATACTTTACAACGCGACCTACAAGATCGCCCATATCAACAGCGGGTGCGGCGGGTTTAGATTCCGGCATTTTATAAGTTCTCAAAGAGAAATTATTGGACGAAATACATGACTACAACTGCAAAAACGACAGCGTGAACAATCGCATTTGTCCAGGTTACCTGTCCGCCGAACAGCCAGCGACGGTTTGGACCAGGTGGAATTGAAATGAGTACACCGGGTGTGAGAGCAAACATAATTACTGCGAGCATACCAGCCGTTCCTACGGATGCCATTTTGTAAATCTTGTACAGAAAAGAAGTAATGAAGAAACATTACACATTTAAGACTCGTGTGGATCCTGACGTTCAAAAAAAGTATTCAATACGATTTCCTGCTCAAATTGAATTTTTGATAACAGTATACTTAAACGATCCAGATGGATGGGCATCACAAGGATATTCGTTTGAACCTGTTTCTTTAAATGAAGATGTTCTAATACGGTTATCAAGCCCTAAAACAGTAGACGAAATTTGTGGAGTTTCTCCAAAGTTATCCTGTGCAATTCTGGGTGGCAAAAATGTGTATTTGAACGCCGACCGTTGGTTTCACGGATCAAGAGAGAGTGGCTTGGGATTAGACGATTATCGCCAGTATTTAGTTTCTCACGAGATTGGCCATATTTTAGGGTTCAATCACAAACAGTGTCCCTGCAATGGGTGCCCGGCCCCTGTCATGATGCAACAAACACTTGGGATTGGAAAATGTATTCCGAACACTAAAATAACAGATGAAAGCACTTCGTAAGCTACTCACACTTATAAGTATACTGCTGGTGATTGGAGCAGCATATATAAATCTTCTTGCAATTTATGAAGCAAACACGACAAATGACAAAGATACGGTTGTGACATACACTGTATCTGCAAACATCATAAATGGTCTTGCAGTTCTCTGTCTTGTTGTTTTAACCATCAATTCAACTGTGTTTTCTACGTTTTATAAAGCATTTATTATTCTGGTTTTACTCGGCGGTCTTATTGTTGAGCTGTACCTAATAGGAACTGAGTTGTATACAAAAAATTATGGAACATACATAGCACTTATCCTCAATTTATTGATTCGTGTGTACTACCTGATTTATTATTTCAACGAAGCATGGGCTATGTTTCCCTCCTCGGGAACCACAACAATTATCCAACGAACAATAGTCCAGCCTCAAAAGACTATTGAACGAACAATTGTTCCCTCGTCAACAGAACGTGTTATGGATGAGGACGCAGAAAAATTTAGAGATCAGTGGAAAACTATTTTCCGCCAAGCTCGCGAAAAAGTAGGACGAGATAACTTTGACGATTCCGGAATTAGCAAGGCATACAGGGAAATTATTGATCCTGCAGTAGCAGCACGCGATTTTTCACGTGATCGTCTAAAAGATGCTGCAAAATACTTGAAAGATAAAACTGGAAATGTCATAGATGTGGTTTTTGGTGGAAAACGCAGGCGTTAAATATTTTCACAGACAACCTGTGTAGTAACTAAATGCCCCGCGAAGAACTCCCCGTAAAAGATGAGAGTGGACAAATCGTTGATTATCTGGATGAGGATCCCGAAATTCCCACGCAGCGCTACTGCATCATTTCATTCCTCTCTCCTGAGAAGGTTATCAAGCAGAAGAGTGAGTTCTACAACGAGAAGTTTGTAGAGTGGCTGGAGTACGATTGGAAGATCAAGGGAATGGAGAATTATAACGCCTTCCTTGCAAAGAAGTATAATCTGAAGGTGGATGATCTCTTTAAGGATCTGGAGGATTTCCGCAAGATCCACAATGAGGAGATTAAGAAGACGGATATCCACGAGCAGTATCAGGTGTTCCTTCTGAAGAGAGAGAAGGAACTTGAAACCGAGTACAGCGAGAAGGTTAACTTCCGCACAAACGTTCGTGGTGTCAAAGTTCGTCGTATTTTTGCAAATCTGGAGGAGGCTCAGCAGTATGCACGAGTTCTCCAGAAGCGCTATCCCCACGACAATCTGTACCTTGGTAAGGTAGGAATGTGGCTCCCCTGGGATCCCTCCGAGCACCTGATGCCGGAGGTGGAGTATGCGGAGAAGGAGCTCAACGAGCTGATGCGGAAGTACAAGGAGAATGAAGTCAACAAGGACATCTTCTTTGAGGAGGAAAAGTCAGCTAAGATTGCTGCTCAGCGCAAGGAGAACGAGGAGCGCCGCAAGAAGGCACTGGAGGACGCCAAGAAGGATGCGGGTGTTGCGGATACTGGAGACCTAGCCACTGCAATTTCAGTTCCCGTTCATCCTGCGGAAGGCGGTGCCCCTCGTGATCTGTAAACTTATTTTCCTTCTTTCTTTACATGAACCCAAGGACTGTTAGATTTCTTCTTGACAGCCAGCGGATCAAATTCTTCCTGTGCTAGCATGGCACTTGAAAAGGGTTTGTTGTCCACCCACAGACTGTCATCACACAACTTGAATGGCGGATGCTCAGATGCTTTATACCAGAACACCTGATCTTCCAGCCGGTTGGATTGGACACCGTTGCAAATAACGAGACACTCATAATTTTCGGTACACTGGTCCATGAATTGACAGAACATTTCAAACGTGGGAAACATTCCTGCGTAGTTGTCGTAAATACGCTTACGATTGTTGATCATGGTTTCGCGCAGGATGAAGATGAAATCTACGTTGGTGCGCAAGTTGGGTGTGATACCCAGGGGGTACTGCATAGTTATGATTGTCATCAAATCAATATGACGACCGTTCATGAAAACATAGCGAGTGGACTCTTCGCGAATCCAGGACGCATCGTACAGACAGTCATCCAGAATGAGGAATGCTCGGGGGTCCACACCCGAATCTCCACCAGCCCGATGTTTATCCTGATTTCGGGCAGTTTTTACCGCAAGTTGACGTTTTATAGTATTCATAACAATATCCGGCTTGTATTTATCATGGATCAGCTTTGAGGGGACCATATGCTGGAAAAATTCGTTTGCAACTTCAGTTCCCGAAATTACCGTACCCACCGGGAAACAAGCCTGTGTGTTGTATAGGATATCCTTCACCAAGAACGACTTTCCTGTGTCTTTCTTGCCGATAACCACAATCATTGGAGACTTTCGTGAATCAATTTCACACCGATCACGAATGGTTTCAATGTTAAATTTTTTGATGTTGAAGTTCATCTTAATACTACAATAAGATTTTACATCTTCCGATGTTTTCGCGTTTTACGAAGTCTTTTTTTGCTGTGTCTGGTTCCTCCTCTTTTTGATGGATCAGTTTTATTTTTTAAATATAGAGTGACTGCTGCCATCGCTGTAGTTTCAGCATCTCTTTTAAGATAATTTTTACTAAAATGATCAAATACAACATTTCCATACATTTTCATTGCTTCTCTATCTGCAGCATTGTTAGGAAAGTATGCAAAGTTAATTGCAGCTTTTTTTAGAGCGTCTGATGGATCTACTTCTGTTGGTCCTGGTAAAGGTGGTGGAATAGAAGACATTTATATTATATTTGCGCAAATTTCCATGATATGCTTTGGATCATTTGAATAATGAAGAAACGCAAGCAGTCAGGATCCAGCGATTTACGGACATCGCCTCTAACTTTGCAACTCCACCGGTATTCTAATCTTCCGTTGCTTCGTGTGGGATCCAGCCGTCATTGGAATGTTCAGCATCTCCAACCTTTTTTTCCCCCGATTGAATGCCTTTTTAAATCTGAACATCTTGAAACTCCGCACGAGTACGGGATCAAACTGAAAGACGAGGTCCAATCTATTTTGGGCGATGACAAAATCCGCACTGCAAATGGAACTGAAACGGGTGTACACCTAAAAAAGACCATGCTCCTGAGTCCCTTCAAGTGGATGCAGGGAGATTATGGGACCATCGTAGGACTCCCAACTGTGTCGGAACAATCGGCTGAAATTCAGTCAAAGCTTCAAAATCCAAATAATGCAGCTTATGTAGGGTCTCTGTCATCTATTGTGTTATCAGAGTCGGGATGTCCTCATTTTCCGAAGGTGTATGGAGTCTTTACGGGAGTATCACAAAGTCATACGATTGATATTTCGGATGACTATCCCGAACTTTGTGAGAGATCCTGGTTTTCCCAAAACATTGGAAAAACGTTTGAACTCAAGCTTTCGGAATCAGTAACACAATCTGAATTTCAGCATACACGAACTGCCCGTTCTGCTCTTCATCTTGGTGAGGAAATTACGTTGGAGGGTATAGAAGAGCTTCAAACGGATCACGTGGAATCATCCATGGGCGATCTCAAAAATGTGTTTGAAGATGAAATTTCTGCAGATGACGAAGATGACGAGTCGTCTGTTTCAACATCCTACATTTTTGGAATTCATTCGTGCGATTGCAATGACCTGGAAGAGGATGAAGAGGATGACGATGAATCCGGAGACTCGTTTGCTTGGGCAACCTTTACAAATGTTCCAATCCACATAACCGTTATGGAAAAATGTAACGGACTGTTTTATGATCTGATGATGTGTGAACCTGATCAGGAAAAACGTCTTGCATGGATGACGCAGGTTATGTTTGCGCTGGCATATGCCCAGAGAAACTTTGGCTTTGTTCACAACGATTTGCATTCCAACAATATCATGTATGTTCCAACGGACA